ACGTGGCTCGACGTCTTCTTGAAACCTTTTGAATATATCTGTGCGCTTTGTAACACTTACGTTGCCGTTAATGATCTCAGCAGTGACGCCTTGCTTTGTCAAATATTCTTTGAGCATCTCAAGCGCATGCGTGAACGGCACAAACACTAGCACCTTGTGTGATGCTTCATTGATAACCTCAGTAACAGCGTTAAGTCGATCCGAGACATCAAACTCAATCACGTTCTTGGTGTCGGTGTACACAGCACCGCATGCAATCTGCAGTAGCTTATTAAGATTAGCCGCCGCATTGACTGCCGAGACTTCTTCCCCTGCGGCCTCGATCAACATTTCTTTTTTAAGCTGCTGATAGTATTTCAATTGCTGTGCTGACAAAGGGGCAAAGCGCGATGTATGGGTGACGTCTGGAAGGTCTAAGCAATCCTTTTTCTCAAACCTAATAGCAGGTTGCAGTAGCTCATGCACAGCGGCAACGGCGTTTGGTTTTGGAATCCATTTGAAGCGAGTCAACTGATACATCACCATATCCCTGTAAGTACTATATAGAGTCGGCGCTCTTGCCGGTATGCAAAGTTTAGCCAAACCATACGCATCTAGCGGAGACTGCGCGGCAGGTGTGCCTGTCATCATCCACAACCATTTGTCATGGGACACAATCTTACGCATGACTTTGAACCGTTCGGTGCGGGAGTTCTTGTATGCGTTGGCTTCGTCAATAATGATTAGATCAAAGCCACCATTGATGATCTCGTCCTCGACAATCTTTACGCCATCGAAGTTAATGATTACGAAGTCAGCCAGTCCGTTAATAATTGCTTTACGTTTGCTACGCTCTCCGTAAGCTACGTCAACAGTTCGGTGAACCGCAAACTTAAACAAGTCGGCTTGCCATGCGGCTTGCATAATAGACAAAGGGCAAACAACAAGGACGCGCTTAATCGCGCCTTGCGTCAAAAGATAATCTGCCGCCCAAATTGCTGATGCTGTCTTACCAGTACCCTGCTCATTAAAACAAAACGATCGGGTATTAAGCGTGAGGAATGATGCTGTTTCCTTTTGGTGAGCCATTGGCTTAAAGATGCCGGGCCAGTTGTAGTCTCTGTCAATGGGTGATGGTACGTTCTTAACGCCAAGCCTTCGCAGAGCTTGTGCTTCTCGCAACCCCCAAAACACAGCAACTTCAGTGACGCCATCTTCGTGGCTTAGCTCAGTGCTTTTCTTTATCGTAGTAGTGATACGGCCCGGGTCACGTGTACGCAACACCAGTACTTTGTTGTCGATAATTTGCATGCTATACGTTACGCTTCACTGAGTGGTCTGAGTTACGTGGGAACCCTCTGTTGTCGTTGTCGTCCACAACCCTGAGGTTGCTTCGTACTGTCTTACCACCTTTGCTCAATGGCTTCTTGTGGTCGACCTCTTTGCCGTCGCCTTTATGCACAAGCCCTGCTTTCTCCATCATGGCTCGGGCTTTATTTCGTGCGGCACGTTTTTTCTTAACGGCGGGTGTGCCGTCGTACATCTCGTATTCCTTTTTATAGGGTCGTGGTTTATTTACGTAGGGCATGGTATTAGCCTCCAAAAAAGTTTCGTTTAGTATTGTGCTCACAATCTTCTACCGAACACCAACCTCGGCACGTAAAGTTGGGCTTGGGATTCCATACATCGTTTGCGTAAGCGGCATCGAGTCGGTTAGTTTCAGCCAACCATTTCTGCCATGCTTCGGCTTGGTCTTCAGTCTTATAAGAAGCGGGTACAAGGTCTTGAACAACCAAGAAAATTAATCCGGCTTTGACTGATTGAATTTCGGGAAAATGTTTAAACGTAAGCAAAGACAAAAGCTCAAGCTGTTTCTTGTCAGCGTACTTGCTAGACTTGCTTGTCTTCCAATCTATGATACGTGCTTTGTCGCCATTGATTACAAGTACATCTGCAATACCTCGGAACCAAACGTCTTTGTCTCTGAACCCGCAAGGCTCTAAGTTCCGTGTCAGCCCCATCTCGTGTTCGCATAGCTTCTCGCCGGGGAGCGCCTTAATAGGATCGATCTGAGGTTTAATGTATGCATACTTCTCAGGAATGGGGGTGTCGTCTCGGATGTATTCTTCAGCTACTTTGTGTACGGCAGAACCATACATAAGGTGTTCCTGTGGCGGCTCAACAATATCCTTAACCACACGCATGCGGTGGTACTTGCGAGGGCATTGTTGGAACAATGAAATACTTGAATACGACCACGTGTACATGCTTACCCTTTAAATTTTGTTGTAGTGCCGTAGCTATCACCGTACTTAACTTCGCAGTTCAATGGAAGAGTTGAAGCCCACTCAGGACGCCAACGCATGCACTCTTGCACGTAAGCTGCTGCCACTTCTTTTTCTTCTATTGGTACTACGCAAGCAACAGCGTCATGGACAGTCAACACAACTTTGTAACGCTTGGCAATCCGTAGCATCTGCTCACCCACTATACATCTAGCAAGAGCTTGGCAGAGGTTCTCAACAACTTTACCGCCATAGATACGAACTGGGCCTTTGCGTGTCGAATAAATATACTGCGGACGGCCTCGTTCGTCAACGTCTGTAGCACGTAAATCCATGTATTTCAGAGGCAAACCACTAGGCAAATCGTAGCCAATTCCGGGGAGGATACTCACTGCTTGTGGTTGGACACCAAACGTCGTAGTGACCAGCTTTTCTGATGACAAAGCTTCAAGCGATTTATGCCCTTCATCCCATAGAGCAGGTATATGAGCGAACTCTGATCGGTATGATTTAAGAACGTGCCTACAAAAATCTTGGCCTAACTCTACGTTAAATGTCTTTAGCTGAAGTTGAAACTTAACAGCACCCATGCCATACCCTGCGCCAAGAATCGTAGTCTTTCCAACAAAGCGCTCTTCGTCAGTGATCTGATCTATACGTTTGTTGTATATGGACGACGCCATCAGTTTATAAACGTCTTGGCCTGTCTCAAACGCCTTAACCAAATCATTCTGCCCTGATAGCCAAGCTAGTACTCGCGCCTCAATCTGTGAGGAGTCGGAGTCAATTAGCACGTAGCCTTTAGGCGGGATGATGGATGACTTCAGCGGTGACTTGCGTGGGATGTTCTGAAGGTTTAGCTTGTCGTCTCCGCCCCATCTGCCTGTGTGTGCCGCATAGTAGCGTAGTGGGACGGGTAAGTTGCCGCGCTTAGAGATATCAATGAACCTCTGAGTCCTTGTTTCTTCTAGCGTACTCTTAGTACCTAGTCGTGCCGCCACCAGTGCTTGCACTCGCTCGTCAGGGTGGTCAGCTAATTCTTTAAACCCTGCATCGCTCTTAGCCATAGCAAGTGCAAGTTTGCCTGTCGTCAGGCTAATCTTCATAGGGGGCTCAACACCAAACTCACGTAGCCTGTTAGCAAACTTCTCGTTTGACATAAGTACTTCGCGGTCGGCGCTGGCGTCGGCTATGAGCTGTTCCTTCTTGGATACCACATCAATAAGATGTTGCTCAAGTAGTGGGAGATTTAACTCAAGGGCTGGCTGTGTGAACATACGCAGAGTTAAGTCAATCAGTTTCAGTTCTTTCTTTTTAAAGTTCGCAAGAAGAATGTTAAACAGTTGGTAAGTTATCTCAACGTCATTCTTGCAGTAGTCTCCATAGCGGTCTAGCTCGTCAGGGGAAAAGCTACGTCGGTTCTTGCCCAACGCATTAAGCACCTCTGTACCTTTAGCCCCTAACCCATAGCGTAGTGCTAGCTTTGCAAGACTGTTGCCAACTTCCGTGCCATCGACTGCTCGTGCCATTGCTAGCGTATCACCAAGCGCCTTTGGATGGATGTCGAATTGCCACGCTAAGATAGCCCCATCAAACATCATGTTATGGGCTACCACGAAACTCTCCGGCATGTCGAATGTATCTAGCCACGCTTTCGTTTGCTCGCGTGTCCCGCTAAACCATTCGGTTGGCTCGTCATTTACTTTGACACAAACACCGATCGTCTCGAAACGCTCGTCACGAATGTATTCCTCTGTTGTTAATTTGGTCAGACTGAATTGCTGATCGTAGTACGTCTCGAAATCGATGGTGATTATGTTCATTTGGTTTCCAATTAGATTACTTGGCAGTCTCAATGGCGCGAGTCAAATACCACTGAGCTTTGCGCAAGTCTTCCAACTTGTTGCCTTTGTGGTCGGCACGTGTAATGTACTTGACCACGTTACCAAGGTTGTACCCTAGGTTCTTAGCTTCAATGAAGTCGATAGTCTCAATGCCGCCTACCTTGTAGTGGGCAGGATGTTCAACTGGGTCATTCTTTAACCATCGCAATTTGTCGTTGCCTACTTCAGTCAGCCGCAAACCCCCTACTTCAATGCCTACCACTGGTTTATCTGAGCTAAACAAACCCAATTGTTCCCAATTACTTTTCTTTGTTTTCGCTACCACTGGTGTTTCCATCTTGCGACGAACAGCGTACACGTTTTGGTATCGTGTCTCGAAATGCTTAGCAATATCCACAGTCTTTGCCGTGGGGTTGTCTTTGATGTAGCGACGAATCTTTTCTGCACGTGTTAGCTTTTTAGCCATTTGGTTTTCCTTGAGTTTAAAAAGTTGCATCTTCGTATTCTGTTGATGCTATTGGTTTTGGTTGGCGTTTATTAAGGGCTACCAACCATCGGCCCGTTGCTCTTTCGAAAGGCCACCACTCTGACCAATCGACCTGTCCCTTGGGATTACCCCTTCGAACAGTGTTTCCACTGACTTGTAGTTGTTTCCGCACCCGAGGCAGATTCGGTATCGGTATACTGCTTCGTCCACCTTCCGAGTCTCCCGCACTGTTGACTTGGTCACATTGCACTTCGGGCATTTCATTTTGCACCCTCCTTCTCCTTTAATAACTCGTCGTAATATTTCTTGGGCATTGGTGTTTTCTTGACAATCATTTGTCGCAACCACTCTGCCCCACCTAACTGATTAAAAATAATCCACTGTCTATCTGACATTCGTACCTGTCTCCCTATCAGGGGCTCAGGCGGTTTCGGCCTTGGCATTTTTTAGGTTTCTCCTTGTTACTCTGTTTGCCCAACACACTACGCAGTGCCACTTGGTATGGCTCATTTGGATACCACCTTCGGGCGGTTTCATCTCATTGCACTGCGAACACTCTTTGTATCTATGGAATGGTTGCTTGCTACCAATATCCAACTGTCGTTTAACGAAACCATTCATCGTTTCATCTCTCTAATATGTATGGCAATACTTGCCATAGTGTCTGCCTCAAAAACTTTCATCTTTTCAAATTCCCGGGCGACTTCTTCTAGTACTTGATTGCGTATGTTGGTAGTATCTCTATCAGATACGTATTCTTGAATGTCGTCATCGTCTGTCATGCTTCCACCTTTGCCTTTGACTTAGCTTTGGTTTTCATGAAGTCAATGTCCGGTTGCTCCTTACGAAGTTCCGCATACTCTAGCTGTACACGCTGTGCATGAATGATCTTTCCTGCTGTGTTGTTAAGTTCAGCGGCTACCTTTACATCCACTGTTCCGGTCTTGAGCCCTTCGTATAACTCAGATAACTCTGTTGTCAATTCACTGATGTGTTTCATCTTCAATCTCCCATATTTTGCGTTTAATAAAAAGTCTTAACCTTGCCGCTTCGATTAACTCGGGCGAATCAGGTAGCTTGTAAAGCCTTCGAACATACGTATTCGATGCTTTTGCAACTTGTTTTTTGGCTTTTGCTCTAGCTATCTCAGGGTGAGCCTTGAGGTATGCCCTTCGTCGTGCTTTAATTTCTTCTTTGTTAGCTTGATGGTATGCCCTCCTTTGTTCGGTTATTCTTTCTTTGTTGGCTTCTTCGTATGCCTTCACTTTGTCCTTGTTAGCCGCATACCAAGCTCTGTTCCTTGCTAACTCGCGTTCTAAATTAGCCTCGCGGTTAGCCTGTCGTCTCGCGTTCCTTGCTTCTTTGTTAGCTTCGTGGTATTTCTTGGCGCGTGCAAGTACGTATTCTTTATTAGCTTCTTCCCACTTCTTTCGGTACTCATATGTTCGCTCTTTGTTGTTCTCAAACCACTCTTTGGCTTTGGCGGCTATGTGTTCCTTGCGAGTAGCACGATATGCTTTCCGTTTTGGTGCTTGTATTTCTTTGGTTGCTAAGTAGTACGCCTTTCTGCGTTCTCTCTCAGCTTCAAGTTCAGCTTCGGTCTTAGAGGCTTTTACTTTCTTTGCGTAAACTTTTGCGTATTCTCGTTGTCTTTCCCTGATCTTTTCCCTGTTAGCTTCCAAGTAAACCCGACGTTTCTCTTTCAGCACCTCTTTATTAGCTTCCCTGTACGCTTTGTTTTTAGCGGCGGCAATCGCTTTCTTCTCTGCGTCAGTCATTCTTCAAGCACCTCCTCCAAAAGATACTTAATTTGGTCAAGCATCCCAGCCTTGTCGACATACAGATGTGGGTACGCAAACACCCTGTTGATCTCAACCAATGCTAAGTAGTAGTCCTCACCCTTTAGCGCATGCTTAAGTTTGGTCTCATCGTGTGGATAGGTAAACTCAAGTACGGCTTTCATACGCCATCCCCTTGGTGAGCAATATAAGCAGTCTTGCTTTGCGCCATGTTATTCGCACATCAGTTTGAGCCGCATTGCGATACTTAAACTTAGGGTCTGTGCAATGGCGTAAGGGAATCGCCTTGGTTAAATATTTCAGTTGTTCCATTTATTTTCTCCTGTTAAAACAATTTGTAATTTTGGCCTACCGCGAAACTCTGTGGTTTCTTCTTGGGAACGGTCATTGTTTGCGTAGCAACAATGTCTCTCGGCCT